AATCTCGGAGCCGTACCAGTTCACCGCATTGCGAATGTGCATACCGAGGATGTTGTCGATTTCCTCGTCCGACATTTTAATGTCGCCTTCGTCCTCGAATCCTGCGGGTTCGCGGTCATCGACACCCATCACTGTGATTTCTTGCGCGGGAACACCGGGCATAGCCACATTGGAGGGGCTTGTGTCGGGCGTCATTTCCCGCTCGAACAAATCCGCAAGTTGTGCTTGATCCATTGTTTACCTTATGCTGTGATAATGTCCGGATAGGGAAGTGCGTTACCGGCGCCGCCCTTACTGCCCCATGACCCGCCAACAAATGCTGTCATCATCATATTTGCATGAACTGCAACATAACGCAGCGCGTCAGCCGCGTGGGAATGCTCGTCGTGGACCGGATGGCCGTGTTTGTTGCGCGCGTAACGTTTCAAATGCTCCAAAAGCGCTTCGCACCGATGCCGGTCGATGTACATGGTGCTCATTAGCTCGCGGCATGTACGAATTCCATTTTCGACACCGATATTATCAACAATTTCGACTGTCCAACCGTACATCGACATAATTTCTTGGGGCGATAGGCCGGTTTGCAGCGATTTGTGGCGTCCATCGTGCGGGAGACAGATAATTCCGGTCTCATAACCGCGTCCGCGAAGCTCACCGTCGAACCAAGCGAGTGAAACCTTGTTGTTTTCAATAAAATCAATGACCCGAGTCTCGTTATTGGTCTTTTGGACGACACAACAGGTCATCGCATCGTTGAAACCCAAGTCAAATACGAGGTACAACTGGAGTAGCGGGTCTTGCGTGAGCAAACGAATGCGTTCTTCACGCTCCATTGCTTGAATATCATCAAAGTAGATTGCACCTTCGACAGCCGGGAGCGGCATACCGCCCCAAATATGCGCGTGGCGGATAGGATCGCGCCCGAGCATATGCTGTTCCTCTAGCCGCAGCACATCAGGGAACCACGGATTCTGGTCGAAGTTTACGAAAAGGTTCGCGCAGTCCGGAAGCCCTTCCTTACAGACCATTTCGTAGATTGGGTCGGACTCCAGCACCGGGTTCCAACTCAGCCAAATTTGCGAGCCAGCAGCACGAATCGTCGGGAAAAGCATTTCAAACGACTTTCTGCTAACACTTTGTGCTTCTTCAACCCACGCAATGTCAATGTCTGCGAGAGACTTAATCGAGTCAATGGTTTCTGCTGCCAGACCGCGGAATATAAACGATCCGCCTTTTGCCGAGCGTATTTCGTTCGACAAGATTTCAAACTGCGAGGAAAGCCCAAGTTCCTGAATCTCGTTGACAAGCGTCGCATAAACCGATTCCCGGATAGACAACTGAACTTCACGAGTGCAGAGCACGCGAAGCTTTTCGACCGTCGAGCGCATAATGAGCGCCCGTGCGAAGTTCTTGGTTTTACCCGATCCGCGCCCACCGCGCACGCTGATATACCGCCATTGTGGCTCAAATAAAACTTTGGACCAAGTGGGCATTTGATTACCGGCTTTTTTCACAGGTGCTTGCGGGGGCGCGAGTTGCATTACTTTCCTTCGTAGGGCGTGCCAACGGTGGCTTCGGCCCACGAGACCAGCCCAGCGCGCTTGTGTAGAATGACCGCAGCCGGGCCATCGGTGACCGGCACGCCGCACCAGATGGTATCGACTACTTCACCCATCGGGGTCGGGTATTGAGCGCGAATGATCTGATCGCCGTGCTTTTGAATGAACGAAGCAAAGATTGCCCAGTCGGGCGTGCCTTCCGGGCGCTCATGGGTCGAAGGTACAGCGGCGACTTCTTCGGGGGGCGGCGGAAGGAAAGGTGAACGACGCGCGGGCGGATCGACGTTGTAATTGTCCTCGAACGGTGATTGAGAATGTTCGGGCGCCATGTGCGTCAGATCGAACGGATTCGCCAGCGAGGGGGCGGCTTGAGGTACAGCGCCGGGAACCCACGCCGGGACCGGTGCATCACTCTTCGGTGGGTTCTTCGTTGCCATTTTTCAGTAACTCCAGTTGCGTAGCGGCCATCTTGCCGGAATCGATAAGGGACTTCAACGTGGTAATGAATTCTTGCAAGCCAACTGCGCGCAGCCAGAGCGCTTCGCGATCTTCGGCCCGTTGCGTAATGAGCCATTGGTTTTGCAACCCATGAAGCATTCCGTTAAGAGACTGGTCGATGATTGGATCGTTCAGCAGATCGGAAATCCGATTGGCCACATGTACTTCTTGGCGCAATGTTTGAATCTCGGCTTCTTGGTCGAAAGGTGTCATTGCGAGTGTCCGCAGTCAGTGCAGTTAAGGTCGGTGATCACATTCGCCAAGTGGCAGCACGGGCAAATCCAGCCGGGCACCGCAGAGCGCGGGCCAGTATAGATTGCATATTGCTGCTGGTAAATGCGCTGTGCCGTGTCAAAAATCTTCTGCTCGTTTTTCGCTTCCCACTCTTCACGAGAGGTCATGATCTACTCCGGGCGGAATGGGATTGGCTCGATTCACCAATTCCACGTATTCATCTTTAGTGAGCACGTAAACGTCGAGGCTCATAATTAGCTTACCTTCCGAACCTTCTTCACGATGAACCAGTTTAGTAAGTCGGGTGCAGAAGTCGCGGCACAGATCGTTTTGCACCGAGCGCTCCAAGTGCTCACGCTGAATGTCAGCACCGGCAATATTGGCACCAATGACCCGATGGCTGAAAAGGTGGATGCCGGGTAAGTTTTCAATGTGGGACATTTGTGGAGTCTCCTATGTGCCACCAAGTTTTAGACCAATGCGCCCAGCGGGCTTTGATCGGAAGCCCGAGGTAAAGGCGGGTGAAAGTAGGCGAGTGGTAGAAAGTGAGAAAGTATCCACCCTCGTTAAAGTTTATCGGTCGAGTGCAGCGAGCTAGTGGATTCATTTCTGGTTTCTCACCAATTGCCAATACTGTTCGGGCGTGAGTGCGAAAAAGTCAAGCTCACAAATAATCACACCGTTGACCAGTTCGCTTGGTCTGACCAATGGCACCAAATCTTTTGAAACCTGCTTGGCGAGAATCTGGTAAATGGAAGCTTTAACCTCGTCAATCCGATCCGGTGGAAATTTTGACAAATAGTGAGTCGAAACCAGGCGGTCGGCGTAAATGTGGAGAGCGGCAAGATCGGGGACGTTAGTCATAGTTGGTTTTTATTCCCACGGCTTTTTGAAGACGGGCACTTGCAGAGTGCGGGCTTGCTTCTCCACCACGTCCGTGATGGTATCGGACCCGAAAGCCGGGCGCCCGAGTTGAGCATTGCGGAAAGGTGAGTTGAGAGCGCTAGCCACAGTGGTATTGGCTTGCACTTCATCGGCAGGTTGCAGGGGCCGCTCAGTCGAGGCGCCAGCCGAGACCGAAGGCAATTGGCCGACGAATTCGATGATAAGTCGGCTCTGAATTTCACCACCATCGGCACCGGTGATTTCTTGCACTTGTTTGGCTTTACCGAAACCGCGATCCAAGATTTCGGTGGCGGCGGAAAGTCGGGCGGTCCACGGAGCGCCTTCGTCTTCCATCGCTTCAACCAATGTGGCAACCGCGCGCAGCCCGTAGAGTTGGGCGGTCTTCATCAGTTCGAACTTCTTCTGCTTGTTCGGTGTACCTTTCTGGCGGCCACCGGTCTTCTGGCGCTTTGCCAGCACGTCTTCGACCGATTCCTCGTCGCCATAGGAAGGCAGGAGTCCGTCAGGGCTGAGAACCTGGTTATCTGTGGAATTAGTCATGCTTCACCCCGCAGTCGAGCGAAGCGAGATTAAAGCAAAGTACTTGATTGTCGGTGGAGTTGGTCATATTGTGCCCTATTTAGTCGAGCGTCAGCGAGGGACGCTCAAGAGTAGATAGGACGCAATCTATCATCTAGTTCCTATAGTATGGAACTGACAATCTGTACCTTTTGAAATTTTTAAAATTTTTGGTACGATTATCGAACAAAGTGAGAATTAGTGTGATGGGGGTGGTTAGTATGATGGGGATTTAGTGGATTTAGTGAAAATTGTGGGAGGTACCCGGCTACGATAAAGGGTACCGGCACAAGCATTCCCGGATGGGTGGGGTGGTCTCGCTAGCAGCGCCAGCCAGCCCAGCAGCGAGCTAGCGGCGCGCGCCCAGCGCCTAGCGATCAGCGGCTAGCGGCGCCAGCGCTGCGCTCATTGCTCACCCTTGAAATGGCAGAGCGCGCCCAGCCAGACTGACTTCACTTCGCCTTGCTCGCTCTCGCTATAAAGCGAGACGATGGTATCGAAAGGGGCGTCCACTCCGAGGTTATCATGGGCGTTCTGGACTGCTGCGCGCTGATCGGCGCCGTACCCATAGGTAACATTGGCGAAATTGCGGTGCGTCAGCTTGGCTACGAATCTCATGATCTTATCCTGTTGATCGGAGCGCTGCGGGCTGCATCGCTTAAAGAGAATTATAGATTAGCGCGCGAATTCGTCCAATCAATATTTTCTATCGAACATTGGTAGCCAGCCTATCGGGCAACAGTACCTCTTAGCTATCGCAATCATTGCCTTCGCAAATTCTTCGATAATGCCCATTATGGTAAATAGCTAACGCCTATGGGCTTCTCGTGACC